ATCTTCACGACGTCGAGGCCCTTCTCTTTCAGTGCCGTGGCGACCGAGTTCTCGTTCGTCAGATCGCGCTGGTTCTCATAGTACGGTCTCATTGTGCGGATGGCGGATAGCGTTCGAGTTGTTGGGTGCGGGTCATTTATTTTTGTGCATAGAACACGTGCCCCCCGATTTGCTGCCGTTTCTCAAGGCTCGTGGACCATGATGGCTGGACCCACACCGCGTGGTAATGGGTGGCGTCCTCGAGCCCTGCTACTTCGACCTTTGTGGTCGTCAGAAGGGTGGCGATGTCTTGGGCCGTGGTCCACGCTTCTTTTTCCGCGGGCCGCTCTGGTTTACCGTCGCAGTAATAGCTGAACTGACATTGGTGCCGGAGGGGGTTGCCGTTCCGATAGCGCCCTTGCCGCACGACACCACAGAGGTCCGCTGGATATCTGGAGTGGTCCACGCGGTTTTGTATGACGACGCCGACGGCCATCATACCTCGCCAGCCTTGGTCCCGGGCCTCGTAGTACATGGCCTCGGCCAAGCATTTTCGGCCTTCGGTGTCACCGGCGGAAAGTCCCCCACCGGCATGGGCGGATAGCGGGATCACAAGAAGCGCGGACATCGCGAGGCCGGTTCGGATTGCCCACTTCATTGGACCGGCCAGAGGTAATCGAGGTCCGTGGCCTCCGTCCAGCCATACTTGCCGTAGAACTCCGGGTCCTTCTTTAAGAGGTTGGAGCGGTGGCTGGCGTGGAAGTCCTCGTCGCCCATCCACTCGGGCAGAACTACTGGGCCGTAGGAGGTCTCTTTCTTCATCGTATTCTTATAGCCGCGACGGACCCACTCCTCGATGCATAGGTCTTTGTAGAACGACAGCGCCGTCTCATAACCCCGCCACATCTTTGTAGCGGGGTGGTTGGTCCAGCCTTTGGACTTCCCGGCCAGTGCATTGAGTATCTGAAATGCCTCGACGCGCTGTTTGCCGAGCCGCCTGTAGTCGAGGCAGCGGACTGAGCGGCCCATGCTTTCGTATGGCATAAAGGTCTGCATCACTTCGCCTCCAGATTGGGTTTAATCAGCCACTCACGCTTTTTGATGGTCGAGCCGCAGGCTTTGCAGATCAACGCAGACCAAGCGAAATTGTAAACGTGGGTCGGGTAACAGCAGTCGGGGCGGGGGCAGAAAACCTCTTTGCCCCTTTTCCCTGCGCGGGTGTGCTTCGGGACTGGGACGAGATCGCGCCAGACTATCGCGCCAGACTTTTTCTTAGTTAAATATTGTACGGGGGACTTTTTCTTTTTGAAAAGCCGTTGGAAAAAGTTCATCACTTTGCCTCCTTGTTATAGACCCGTGGACCGTGGGCCATGTATAGGGCTTTGTCAATCACTAAAACACTTGACCTTCCCCGGTTTGTCTCATATGTTCCCAGTAGGCGACGAAGTGACCTTATATAATTGGAGAAGTCAGATGGATACGTCAAAGTGGAAATCAATTTTATGTCCGGTACCGGTGTACCTGTCGATTAAGAAGATGGCGAAGGAGAATGGCCGGACGATTTCTGGTCAGTTGCAGATGATGCACAAGCGTTATCGGGAGCACTATCCGGAGGGTTAGTTTGATGGAGGCGCTGTTGTTTATGGCCGTGTTGAACGTGGTTTTTTTGCTCGTTACGGAGCTTTAAGTAATGGGGCTGTCGGAGGAGGTTATTGCGCTTCGCGCGGAGGTCGCTGCTTTGAAGGCGGCTGCGACTTTATGGTCTCGTCGTAGTGGTGGAGTGCCCTGTTTGCATTGCGGCAATGAGATGATTGTGGGCGGTGACCACGACTGCGAGGACGAGGAGGAATATATCATCGTGACGAACGCGAGTTGTCCGAAGTGCGGTGGTTTCCTTTTGTTCTACACTCCGCCGGACGGCCCGGAGTACAGGAATTGAGCGGCTTAGGGTTGCGCTTTGAAATGGGTTGATATAGGATTCCCTTGCGTGGCTGATCCCTGCGCACTCCTTGTGTTGATGTTAGACGGCCTCGCTTTTAATTAAGCGGGGCCGTTTTTCTATGTTGACATAGTCCCACATATGGGATTAGTCTTCGACACCAACACAAAGGAGAAAGACATGACCGACCGATTGAATGCTCTCACTGCCGTGCTAACGGAATTGATTGGTCTTCGTGACCGGACTAAGGAGTTGTACGCCACGTTAACGGAGGAGGATGTAGAACTGCTCCTTGGTTCGTTGAGCGCGGCTATTCGCGACTGCGAGCATCTGCTGGGCGTGGAGTATGCCGGTCATCTGCTGGCGGGTGCATAAAATGACCCGCCGCCAGAGACGCCAAGTCCGTCGCGTTGGGAGCAACCTCGCCTTTCTGGCTGTGGTTCTTGCCAGTGCCGCCTTGCTGGCGGTGACGGTGTGGAATATAACGGGAGACCCACTAACGATGAAGTACTCCGACGCAAATTTCTATCCTAGTGACGAAGGAGGAAACCATGAGTAAACACAAACAAGTGTGCGATAGGTGCAACAAGCCTTTACGGTCTTTGTCACCCTCGGTAATATATCATCCTAAATGCTTCGACGAGATGTACGCGGAAGCCCAGATAATCGCGAAGGCCCAGATAATCGCGAAGGCCCCGAAACCCCGTAGACCGTCTCGCAGTCTTAAGGTCGCGAAGAAACCCGAAGAAACCGTCGACGAAAAGTTTGCGTCCCTGATTGGCACCCGTGTTTTCGAAGATGCGGGCCCATGAGGAAACCCGGCACGAAGGGTGCGCCCACAAAAACAGCGTTTAACCGGAGCGCTAAAACGGCTAAACGGACTGCATAGAAGAAAAAGAGCCCCGCTACGGCGGGGCTTTAGTTTGGGAGGACGATGTCGGGAGAGGAGCTTTATTTTGCTTCCCCCCAACTGTCACCAATTTCGATATCACACTTGGAAGGCACGCACAACGGCACCGCGTCGACCATGATCTTCGATATTTCCTTAGCCTCCTCCATCCCGGTGACCGACATGGCGATCTCGTCGTGGATTTGGATCATTGGCACACGTCCCGTCTTGTAGATATCGACCATCGCTTTCTTCGTCACGTCTGCTGCACTGGCTTGGATCAGGCGGTTCAAGGCTTTGTAGGTGTAGGCCCGTTTCAGTCGTGTGGTCTCACCGTATTCCTGCACCGCTTCCCTGTAGGGCAGCGCCTTGTTCATCGCGAAGGTGTCTGGCTCCCACGTGTCAAACCGGCATTTACGTCCCAGAATGGAGCGTACCGACCCGCTACTACTTTTGCTATCCAGCCGGTTGATAACCCCTTTTTGGAGCCCCTTCACGAACGGCACGCGGTCGTGATACTGCCGGATCAGGGTTTTGGCTTCGTCAACTGGAATGTCTAGCTGCTCGGATAGCTTTGTGACGCCCATTCCGTACATCATAGCGAGATTAACCACCTTAGCCTGTTTACGGCTAATCCCGGCCATTTCGGCGACGAGGCTGTGGAAGTCTGTTTCGGGGTCGCTGTTATACGCCTCGACAAACTCTGCCGCGCCCGCCAGTTCCGCGCCACGACTTTTCCCGAATACGCTGGCGTAGTGAACCAAGATGCGTGGTTCCTGTTGCGAGTAATCTATAGCGGCCCATTTCTGGTCTTCTTCCGGGAGGAACAAGGACCGGATCAGGGGTCCTATCTCTGGATCGCGGGCCGGAATTTGCTGGAGGTTGGGGTTGTTCATCGAAATGCGGCCCGAGACGGTCCCGCCGTCGTCGGAGCGCACTTGGTTGATGTGCGAGTGGATGCGTCCGTCTTTATGGCAGTGGTTGAGCATGTTCGTGATGAACGTACCGCTGGTTTTGTTCAGGTTTCTCGCCTGCGTAATCAGGCGGGGAAGTTTTTCCGGATGCTCCTGAAGAAATGCCTTTGTGAAAGACGGCGCACCTTTTTCAGTTTGGGGGTACGGGATGCCGACCGCATCAAACGCTTTTGCAAGGGACTGTGCTGCCCAGATTTCAACATCGGTTCCGACGAGTTTCTTGATTTCACCTAAAACCTCTTTCTCTTTCTTTAGGATGGACACACGTGTCTGCTCGGCGCGGTCGAGGTCGACGCGCACCCCACGGAAGGTCATGTCCACCAGACAGGGCAGGAGGTCGAGTTCGAGGTTAGCGATTGGCCAGAGCTCTTGCGCCGTTAGTTCCGCGGAGAAGTGCGCCCAGAGTTCCAAGGTTAGTTCGGCATCGACTTCGGCATACGGCCCGACGAATTGTGCGGGCATCTTCCACATCTCGGCTTTGGGGTCGAGGCCAAATTCGCGAGCGGCTTCGGTCAGGGCTTTTTCGGATTTGGTTTTGTTGAGGTAGTCGTAGGCGAGAGCGTTCAGGGAGTAGCTGAACCTGTTCTCATCGATCAAAGAGGCTATCAACATCGTGTCGATTATGCGCCCGTTGATATCAAAACCCATCTGCTTGATCCACCCGGCGTCGTACTGAGCGTTGTGCATGATCTTATCTGCGGGACACTCGAACACTTTCTTCAGCCATTTGTTAGCAAGCCGCGCGTCGAGGTTACCGCCGCCCAGATGGTTGATGGGTAAGTACCCGGACCAATCTTCTGTTGCAACGGCGTATCCAACGACTTCTCCGTTACCGGTTGGCCACCCCGGGCCTCTGGATTTGAGGTCCGGGTCGCGTGTTTCCACGTCGATGGCGATCTTTTTGGCATCGAAGATGTTTGGGAGTTCTGCCGGGGGCACCCATTCACTTTTGGGTGCGAACATTGCCATTTGCAGGGCCATTACATTTCTCCTCCGAGAGCGCCATAAGCAACGAGGTCCACCCATGAGTCTTCGTGATCTGGCGACTTGACCAGCCGGGCCATTTTCACTCCGGCCATGCAAAGGGCCACTTCCTTTCGGGTGACGGGGATATTCAGGATCACGCTCCAGAGGGCGGCGATCCGGTCGAAGTTCTCTGTGGCGTCCCCGTAGTCCTTGGCCCGATCTCCGTTGATGAGTTCCTTGGCGGTACCCAGTATCTCGTCGCGTGTCATATCAAATAGCTCCGGTTTAAATCTTGGGGTTCGACCAGATAGAGGTTCTTCCTCGTTCTGGTTACACCGACGTAAAACACGCGATGCAGATCGTCGGCGTCTATTGACGCGGCGTTTAGTGCTGCGCCGGACAGGTCCGTGAACAGGACTACGTTGTCCGCCTCTCCGCCTTTTGATCCGTGGATCGTGGACACTGATACGCGGGGCTCTCCGTTGAACTTTTCACCGCGTCTCAGCATTGCGACGACGTAGGCCCGTTCGTTTTCGGGAAGGAGGTCCATAGCTTCGTGCCAGATGGCTTTGGGGTCGGCCAGCAGTCCGTGTCGGTCGATGAGGTCGTGCATGTGCAATTGCTCGCTGTCGTCCACGCCGGGAAGTTTTTTGAAGCCGCGCTCTATTCGGGTTTTGCTGGACATGTAGGAGTATACGC